TTAAACTTGAATAATCCTTTTCTTGTAATGTTGAAAGTGAGTCATGATTAGTGAGTAATCTATAAATAGCTAAATTGGGTTTATCTGTAAGACTATTATAACTTTTTTCATCTAACTTACTAAGACTATCGTGATTTACAAGTAAACGATAAAATTTAAGTGTATCTAAACTTGAAATAGACAAACTATCGATCTTATGTTGTAAATGTTTAGCACTTGCTATTTTATGCCACCCATACGAACCCATTTTAGCCCACAAAACCGAGTCAGTAGTTGAGTATCCAAATGTCACGTTATTAGGTGATTGTAGATACTTGAAATTACCATCTAATATAGGAGACTGGGCTTTTGCTAGTATAGATAATAATACTAAGATAATTGTAAATAGCTTTTTCATATTATTTGCTTAAAATTATAACACCAGTTAATGCTTTTTCTAAAACCCCAAACGTAATTGAATCAACTACGCCACCAACTAAATTAAAGTATGGTTTCTCTGTTCTCTCAAATCTATTACCAACATCATCATCTACGATTAGTCTAACATTCGGATATTGACCATAAGTTAATGCAAAGTGTAAATTATAATCACTTATACTTGGTGTATCAGTGTTAACAAATGGAATTACTTCTTTTTTGAATGATGTTTCTATCTCTTTAAAGTTCTCGTCTGCCAAACCATCAATAAAAGTATAATAGTATGAATTAAAATTTTCTGATGCACTTTCCCATAAAGACATATCATATCTAGGAAGTAACACATAACCTTCTTTTGGCAATATAATAGTTATCTGTTGACCAAAACTCCTAGAACCAGTTATCATTCGCTCCAGATATTGTGATATTGTCTCAACTATAACACCATTACCTTTTTGATAATAATTACAAGACTTAGCATCCAGTGGAGTGCATAAGTTAGCAAATCTTGATGATCTTAATCCAACTGAATTTGTATCACCAGCTATCTTTGTTCCTTCGGCATTCCAAAACTGGTTACTCATAGGTTAGTTTTATGGAGGTTGAGGTCGTGGTTAGACTAGTTGTTTTGCTTTTCCAAATTGTATTTGGTTGTTTTCCAGCTCTATTGTCAGCGGAATAAAAATCAAACTTATCTGTTATGTCAGAACCATCTTCTTCCACGTTCGGTTTTCCGAAGACTGTGGGTGAGGATATAAACAGGTAATTGTATCCTGAATGTGGCGGTGTGTTTAAGATAGACTTATTGTATGCATATACAACCTCAGTTGGTTGCCAGTAATCAGGAAATGCAACACACAAAGCCATAAAGTATGGGTCTGCTGGAGGAGGAGCGCAGTCAATCATATTTGTTCTTGTTATTGGCTCTTGAACCCCAGTATAGCTCCACACTCCAGTTATCTTATCTTTTATAACTTGTTTCCTAATTCCGACTTGAACTCCAGTATTATGACCCTCACCATCATGCACACAACTAAGATCTTCTTCCCACCAATCAGTATTTATTACTGGCGCTGGAATACTACTCTTCTCATTATATATCATTGCCGGTCTTCCGCTTATTGGTCCATAATCACTAAGGCAATTATCAGACACATCTATAGACCCATCTTCATTTACTGCTATAATTAAACCTATGTCCCCAAGATAAGTTTCAATAGAATACCCAACAACAACATCTCTTTCAACAGCGCCTTTATCATTTAAATCGACCGGTTCAAAATATAATCGATACGTAGCAGGTGTATCGCCATCTCTTGCTGTTAACTGAATTACCTCCTTGCAAACTATCTCCCAGGCCACATCAGGAATCGAAATGCCCGTCGTGTGCAAATTTAGGTTTGGCCAATATGCAGATATTTTGTTCATGATTACTTAAATATTAAAAAAACATCAAGTTTTAAATCATTAAACTGTCCGGCTAGTCCTGCTATAATAATAGTTGATTCGGATTCTGTTAATCCTGAGTATGCATCCCTAAATGGAACTAATACCGTCTTTTTGCCAAGCAAATCTGTTGATTTAACAGTTGCATAAGCAAACTCGCGGCCAACTAGGTTGTGTGTAATACTTAGATTTTTTCCATTATCACCAATTGCTGCTAGCACTATACCATCCTGAACAACTGCATCATCAATTCTTTCTGCTATTGTACCAGTAGTAGGAAAACTTATCTGAATAACATTCTGACGCGCAACATCTGATACTGTTGGTATATTCAAATCATTACGCAACGTTGCAAGTGATTGATACTCTGGGTTTCCATTACCAACCGACTTACGATACATCAAATATCCCTGTGGCATTAAGTTCGCAAGTTTATTGTTCGACACAGAATTATCTTCAACGGTTGTTGAAACTGATTTGAGTATTAAGGTTGTTCTATCTGCTTGAAATTGATATTCTATACCGGCAATATTTACTGTATCGTATTGCTTCCTATCAACCAAAGGAAATCCAGCAAGCACGGCATCAGTATTAATCCAAGGGACACCTCCGTTGAGATAATAACTATTGCCAGCACCAATTATAGCATTAACAAATTCTGCTAATGATATTCTCATGGCTTCAGGCCAACCAGCTCTATCAAGAGCTATCCAGATAGAAGCAGGGTCTTCATACCCAATCTCCCCTAATACTAATTGAATGTACTGTTGTAATTCGTACGCCCTTTTCTGAAATAATTCGTCTGCCATGATTTATATTTTTATGTAGTTAGCTTGATCTGCCCATATATTTACTGCACCTTCAAAATCCCATTTATTCTGGAATGATAATACAAATTGATCAGTGTTAACAGCTGAATTAAATCTGTATCTTAGTTTTACCTTTGTAAATTCTCTCTCAAAATCAATAGTGCCTTCATCTATCATTCCATAACCCATTTGTGTTATATAGAATAGATATTCAACAGTCCCCTTGAGTGTTATTTCTATACCAATCTTATTACGCATTACTGTTTTAAAACTTACGTTCTGGCCATTCATCACCCCAACAACATCTATACCTTCATATCGACCAAAGTCTAAAAGTAAATTAGACAATGCAAGCGCTCCATTGATTTCAAGTTCTTTACTTATTGCGCCTATTTTATTAATTACAAGATTGGTAGAATCAAGTGCCATCAAAACAAATCCATCCGCTAAATTACTTGGATTTGATATACAATACCTTAAGTCAGTAGTTACTAATTGAGTTTCGTATTTTATACTTAAATCTTTATTACGATTATTACTAACTATCTTATCGAAAGTTACATAATTATCAGTAAAGTCGATGTAACCAGCATTAGTCTGTTTATACTCAAAGCGTTCAAACATTTGGGATTTATCGAAGCTCCACTTGGTGGTTTCAATTAATAATGGATTTGTACTAATATCAATACTTTCATTTTTTACAAGATCAATAAATTTAGTGTGTTCTAATCTTAAATATCCATTCTTATCAACAAACCACATTAAAGAGTTTACAAATACAGTATTAAATTCATCAAGTAATGATTTTAAACTATATTTAGGAGTATCTCTGACATCCTTTGAGTCTAAAGCAAGTAAATCACGAGTAAAAAATAACCGTAGGTTATTAAGGTAGTTCTTTTCTCCGGTAACATAATTAAACCCAGTAGTTCCATTTAACAAACTAATTTCATTCTCGAAGTCATTAAAAAAGAAAGTGGATTTAAGTTGATAATTATTTAATCCTTCACCAGAATTATTCATAATATAGTTAATGAAATCTCTAAGTGTAAGGGTAGTGTTGAAAGCATAATGATCATCAGTATCTTTATATTTAAGTCTTGATTCAAGATACTTGTAATAATTAAAATCAGTAACTGGTTTATCTACGCCACCACTTCCATCAACTACCGGCTGGAGTTCCCAAACATCCGCAAATGCACCGTTAAATGGTTTACGTGTCCAGATATGATAATCTACACCAGCAGTGGTAATTCCTTTACGCATATGCCAACCTTTACCTACTGGAGATTGAAATCCATATTTATTAGATACATCGGGAACATCTTTTTTTGTAGTTTCTTCTCTTGTGAACTCTGTTGCACAATATAAATGTCTCCAACGATTTCCAGAAAGCCCACCATAGCGAGTACCTTCATAAATACGAAGCATACTTAATTCATAGTCACCATAGTGCATGTCGAGATTTGGCCCATAGTTTTCATCTGTAGAAATATCTGATGGAACCTGCCCCAAAACAGTTACTCTATCAGATAACCAAAAAGGAGCTACTGGGATAAAATTAAGTGGTACATCTTGATTATCCCATACTTTGTGATTAGCTTGAAAACCATAATAACTATCTGCAAATAAGGTAGACTTTGGTTTACCATCATCAAAGTATAGGTTTAATCCACCATTACCAGAATAGTCGGTTTCTTTAATTCCATTTATTGGATAGAATAAATTACCAGTTGAATAGTTTTCTGTCGTTGGCCAATCTTGTATTGTTTTTAGTGAACTCGTATGAATTACAGCAGACGTACTTACTTTGTCATACACAAATTTAGAAAAGTCAACTTCAGTTTCCCAGTTTTCAAGTATTGGTGTATATTTATCAATGGTTGCGGGAGTTACGGTTACTATTTTTCTATCGTAATCAAAAGTACAATCATTTCTACTAAAGTAACCTATTATGGTCTTAGCATCTGTATAATGTTTAACCAATACTTTTGTTGAAAAATCTAACCCATCAAGAATATCAAACAACCTAAATAAAACAGAATTTGTTTGCTTGAATCTAAGTGGACTATTAGATAACTTCATTTCACCCCAATCAATCCTACTGAAAAATTGCATTATATCTTTCTGAGGTTGAACTCGTGTCAACTTGAATGGATTTATATTATCAGGAATAATTTCTTGATAACCAGTTCCAGTATAATCTATATAAACTTTAAATCTCATTTTTTGAAGATATAAAATTATATTCACGATAAGTAAGAGTAATTATGGTTGAATCTCCAAATCCAACTTCATCTTTAATTTCGGCAACAAGACCATAAACAGAAGATTCAAGTCCATTTACTGTAATTAAAATTTCACCATTAATTGATAATGCACGCAAGAAAGAAAGCATTCTAAATATCTGAGTATTACCATTTATTTCAACCTTATTTACTATATTAACAGTAGATGAAATAGGTATATCCCCAAAAGATTTTTCAACACCTTCTTCTTTTACTTCATTGATTATATTAACGCCATTATACGATAAATAAAATACTGGATGCATGGAAAAATACGGCAACACAATAGAACCATTAAGCATTATGTCACTTGATGTGATATCAAACTTAATTAAATTAGATATATTTTCTATTATACTAAATACCTCAGAATAAGCTTTTTTTACACCACCACTAACAATAGCACAATAGTAATATCCTTCAACCAAATTAACATCTTCTCCACCAAGACACGTTATAACCCTATCCAAATAATCAAGGTCTATGGTTAAATCTGTAGAAAGAATAACTTCTTCTGTTATCGCGTTAATTATTTCAACAGAAGCATCGGTGATAGTAGGGTCATGTATTACTATTGAAAAACATGGATATTTACCAACCTCAAAAGATACTATAAAGTCCTTAACATCGGCATTAGCCCACCTGGTATCTTTTTTGTTTTTAAAGAATCCTAATATATTAGCTCCTTGTAGCATATCTTCCAGTTTTAGTTATTTTATAACCATCAACATACTGTACTTCTTCTTTTGCAACCATAGTTCTCAATAGTGAATTAGTTGGTGACATATCTGTGTACATAAAATTATTCATTGCACTTTGAGCAAGTAGACGTTGGGTTTCGTCATTTGGTATAAATTTACCTGCTGGCATAATTGCTACAGTCTCATCCCTAGGGGTTAACATTGGTTTACCGGTTATATCGGGTATGAACAGCTCGGGCCCCTTCTCAGACATTCGAGCAAGACCTCCAGAGTGCCTACCACCCTCCTCGAATGCTGGTATAGTTTGTGCTAATACAGAAGCTAATTCCAATGCGCCTAGTCCAATAATAATGGGAGTAAGAGGTAAACCAAAGAATCCAGTTTCACCAAGTGTTGCCATAACTGCTTCGGCAGTATTCATTACTATATTAGCGGCAGTTTGCGCTTTTTGTAAAATAAATTGGCGCTTCTCTATTTTATTTTTTTCAAGTGCATATCTGTTTTCAGCAGCAATCTTTTTAGCAGTATTGTCACCGGCTAAATTAACTTCTCTGTCATGCTGCCATTCTACCCTTTGCATCTGAGCATCTTGTAGACCAGTAAATATACTAAAGGTATCATTCATGGCCTGAATACCATACTTAAATGCTTTTGCTGTTTGCTCTTTTTTGTATTCGTAAGTTTTCTGTACGTCTGCACGTTCCGCTTCTGCTAATGCTTTCCTTGTTCCATCAAGTTTAAGCATCATATCTTTTTCTTCATTTACAGTTAAATTCTTAACTCCCAATAGCTCAATGAGTCCCTGTTCTTGCGCCTTAAGAACATCAATATTGTACTTGCTTTCAACGAGTCCATATGCACTTTGATCTTTAATAGGTCCTTTTGGTAACGCATTAGTTAAACCAAGTACTTTGGTTGTAACACCAGTTTCAATCTTAGCTATATCTTCATCTTTCCAGCGTTCTTGATCTCTTTTAGCAGTCTCTACTTTATCGCGTTCCATTCTCTTCTCAGCCTCGAACTCACGCATTGTCTCAGAAATATTATACTCAACTGTTTTGTGTTTTATATCACGTGTTAGTTGGGCTTCTGCTGTCTGTGCCTGAGCTAAATCAAGAGAATTTGCCTCCCTGTGTGTTTTTAAATCTTCATCTTGTTTTATAATAAAAGCAGCTTTTTCTTCAGCAGTGCCCTGAAATGCTACTAATTCCTTTTGCTGCATAGTAATGAAATAATCAGAATTATGCCCGAGATACGCTTGTAGTTTTTTATTCAACCCTATAGAAAAGTTATAAATATTTTCTTGTTGATTCATATCAAGTTCTGCATCTTTTTGTTTTAATGCCCACTCGTCAGCGCCACTCATTACTGCTTCATCATAAGACTTCATTCTTAATTCTTCTTGCCCCTGAGTAAATATAGCAAGTTCCTCTGCTTGCTTTTCTTTAAACAATTTCAAAGCATCATCTGCAGCCTTTTTGGCAGATTTAGCATCAGCCATAAGTGGATGCTTTTCCTTCATTTTAATTAAATCTGCATAATTATCATTGATGAGTTTTTGAGCTTCAGTAATAGCTTCGGCTTCATTTATGTACTTTGCTAGTGGCGTGGGTGCCTTATCGAATGTAGCATCAAACCTTTCTGTACTACCTCCTAATGTTTGCCATGTTTGTCTTGCTATTATTTGAGCTACACTTGGTTTCCTTTGTATTGTCTCTACTGGTACTCCATTAATTTGCTGAGGTCCACCAGCTTCTAATTCTGCTTTTCTTGCTGCTAATCTTGCAAGTTCAGCATCAAGTATAACTTGTTTTTCTTTTTCATTAGTTCCCTGTACTAATTTAGCATTTACGTCATTAACTATACTACTAGCACCCTCAGATATTGTTTGTTTAGATGACTTCATTATATTAGCCATCCACTGAACTGAATTTCCAATAGTTTGATATATCTTAGTTAATATAGGCGCTTTATCCATTGCCTTAACAAACTCCATCCAAGCTAGTGTTAAGTTTGCTTGTGCGGTAGCCAGGGTTTGAACCGCATTTACAGCCTTGATACCAAGTTGTTTCTCAACCTCTTCGCCAAAATAAGGTAATACCTCCGATGCTATAACCTTACCTGCTTTCATTAATCCCATTAACTCAGCAACAGAACCACTCATACTTATACCAGCACGTTTGGCAGCCATAGCCATAGCGGTTACTGCAACTGGTAAATGTTGACCCATTTGACGACGCAACTCTTCTGACATTACTCCACCCTTGCCTACCATTTGCTCTAAGGCAAGGAATATATCATTAGTCTTATCAATAGACATTCCAAGAACAGCAGATGATTTAGCCATGGAGGCAAAAACCTTCTGTCCTTGATCTATCGTCATGTTTGATTCATTAACGGCAGCTCTGAATTTAAGATATGAATTTGTTATATTAACTATATCTAGTCCATACTTCTTAGATATATCAAGTAAGTAATATTGTGTTTGAGAAAGTTCAAAGGTGCTTTTAATTGTAGCCTGCATTGCAAATCTCAATGAGTCTAAATCCTTAGTAGCATCTCTGAATTTTTTGAATATTGCAATTGCACCCTGGATTGTAAGATATGCCCCAGCAAGCTGCCAAGCTGCTGTTATTAATGACTTAAATGAACCTGCTAATGTTTTATGTGATTCTCCAGCACCTTTATTAGCATTGGTATTAGCATCGGTAGCATTCTTTGCAGCTTTAGTTGCTGCTGTTTGTGCATTAGTTAATGACGTTTGTGCACGTAATAATGTAGCGGAATCTTTTATTGCTTTAGCTTCATCACGTGTAGCATTAGCTTTCTTTGTTGTCTCCTGAGTGGAAATACGCTTAGCGGCGGTAGCTTTTTTGTCTTCATTAGACTCATCTGATTTTGCACGTTTGTTTGTAGTGGTAGCGGCTGTTTCGTTTTTAGTAGCAGTAGTCAACTGGGTTGTACATTCAGATAACGCTTTCTTAGCTGCCTCTAGATTTGAAGTAGATACTGTCAAAGATACTATATTGGCCTGAAGTTTTCTAAGTTCAGCAGCCATTGCAGATAACTTAGTCTGATCGCCCAATCCATCATTCAACTGTCTGCCTGCGCCCATTGCTAAGATCAAAGCTTCCTGGAGTTCTTTCACTCTTTTTCTCATTTCAGCAACTACATCGAGCGCCTCCTGTGAGATTATATCATTTTTGTTTATCTCAGACATTTTTCTTCAGTACTTTAAGCATTTCTATCCAGCGAGCTAATGAAACCTTTTCAACATCAATCTGTCTACCTACTGCATCTTCATATTGGGAAACCATTCTCCAGAAATTAACTACCTCTGCAGTTTTTTCTTCGTTATCCTTACTTTCCAATAACTTTAAATAACTTGATTCACGTTGCAGTCTTCTTGACAAATCTTCTGCTGTAATATTAGTACTATATCCAAACAATTTAAGAGTAATATCAATTTCATCACTCTCGCAGTTCAATTGCTTTAGTACCATTGCGGCATAACAAGTGGCAATTTTATTTCTCAACATTTCTCTCTTCTTTATTTTATTAAGAAGAGCATCATATGATTTTTTATTACTTGCTATGTAATAGTCTTCGCAAATCTTACTCCAAATTTCCTTTTCGTTCTTTTGGTCCGCCCTTAGTGGTGATAGATCGCCAGTCGCTAGTATTTGGTAAAATATTCTCACTGGTATTTCCTCTATCGTGGTGTACGATTTCGACTTTTTGACCTTGCCAGTTTTCCGAGAATTTAAAAATTTGAATACCATCACACATAATTTTATAGATTATCATATCAACTGACAATGCATTTGCGGCTTTTTGGGCTAGTATGCGAACAACATTTAAGTCTTTGAATTTTTCATTCATTCTTTGATAGCAGCTCATTTTTAATCTTTATTTGAAACAATGGAAGTATTGTATTTCTTACGTAATTAGAGTAGTTTTCAGGAGTTAATTCCATTACACTTGCTCCATAAGTCCTGAGTAATTTTGGACTTTTTTTATCTGAAGACCTAACTCTTACAGAATATTTATTTTGTATAAGAATTAGTGCATTTAAAAATGCTCCAGTTAACTTTAAATTTACTCTTTGTGAACCTTTTTTTCTTGCATAGTAAACACTTTGATAATCTGGCATATCACCATCAGCTTTTCTACCATCAGCTAGTTGAGAACGTATTAGGTTAAACAAAACTTCCTTGGTTTCAGAGAAACACTCATCAACAATTCGGTTATAATCAAACCTACTAAAATTCTCAACTAACTTAGATATAGACATAATGTATTATGCACCAATGGTAATTACTGCAGGAGCAATAGCCTCAACCGGGTCACCAGGGGTAAGTGCGGTTGCTGGAGATCTTAGATCAACACTTCCCGACACCATTGCAACACCAGTAAAAGTGTAATTACCTTCGCCATCATCAACGCCTGGCCATGTTGGAACAGTAGTTGTAAATACGAAGTCGCTAGTGATAGCACTTACAGCATCGATTCCAGCAATACCAACTGCATTTTCTACACCATCACCACCAACGCCATCAATATAAGAAACATTGAGGACAACTTTAAGTGCAGTTGCCGAAACAACCTTAATACGAACAGAAGTAACAGGTTGTAACAAGGTTGCAGACCAACCCATTTTAACAGCAATACCTTTTTCATTCCACTCCTTAGCATCGAGTTGATCGACAGCAATAGGGGTCCAGGCTGGTTTGTTGTCCTGAGTTGCCATTGTCATTTTTTCCGGGTTGAACATAGCTACCGAAAATCCACGTACAGTTACCCCATCTGGAGAATAAGCACTCACAATACCAGCACTATCCACAAACATAATTTCTACATTTGCATTACGGAAAGACTGTAAAGCTTTGTGGACTTCAAGACTCTTGTCAAACCGAAATGTATGACGATACTTTCCAAGACGTCTTGGAATACGCATACCGGTTGGAGACTCGTAATATAGAGATTCTTCACTCTTATCTTCAATTTCGAAGACTTCGTGGATTGGGTACAGTTTTTTCGACCTGATGAGTTTATTGTATTCTGCTTCTTCGGCAAACTTAAGAAAAGTTTCAAAAGTCGTGCCGGCTTTGAATACCAATAAAGAAACTACATCAAGGAATGGGTTATTCTTGGTGCAAGCAATAGCACCAATATTTTGCAAGTCATTTGCACATGACGCTGTGATTCCAGACATAATATTAGCAGTTATTTATTAGAAAAAATTGGAGATTCTCAATTATTATAGCATCAAGCATATCATCAAATATATTGCCAGTATGTCCGTACAGACCATCTTTGCCCCAGAATAGATTCTCATAATAAGTATGAGGATACTGATCGGGTGAACGAACAAGTAGTGATTTACTGAATCTTGCCATTAAGCCATCATATAGAGGTCTAAGCACTGGTATAAAATTTTTTTCATAGCGTTCTTTTGCAGAAAAATCTTTACTAGTTTCATTGCATATCACAATCGTGACATTACACTTAATATACTTAGTTTTGATTTCCTGTTTTACGCTTCCATCAATCATATACCATATAAGTGGATATTTAGTAGTCGCATCAGATTTTAATTTAAGCTTATTTACTATTTCATTCGGCACACCATAATCATAGAAAGCTAAGTCGCCAACTATATCGCCAATAATATAAGGTAGTGGTCTATAGATCATGGCTGTTTATGCCCCCATATAATTCGGTGAATACCCATTCTGGAAAATCGGTTTGATGAGCAACAAGATAGTTATATGCCGACGGAGTTAATTCCGACTGGCCTTTATATCCATATAACTCTTCAAACCTATTCCAAGAATTAAATAATTTAGCAAATATGTTTGCAGGAGAACTGTTTTCACCCACAGCCTTAGTTTCACCAAGGTTTTGCGTAGATGTAACTCTATTCCGCATGTACTCGCAATACACATAATAAGCTATCAAAGATTCTTCTTCTACATTAACCAAACCATTCCACTTAATTGTATGACCATTAATCTCATACTCAGCCCCTTCGACGAGTGCTTTGTAGGGACTCACTGGAAGTGGTTCTTCCCCTTCTATGGGGACAACAACTATGCGTGATTCCTTTAATAAAGCATACCCTTCGTACCCAAGCAGATATATTAAACATTCCCTTTCAAATTTAGTTATAAATGTATCAAGTACATCATAAGCACCTTTTGGAAGATCAATATCAGCTTTAAAATAAGACTTTGTTACAAGATTAGCCATTGTGTTTAAGCTTTAGCAGGTTTGGCAACATAGGGTTTAGCAACAGATTGCATCAGCAATTTTTTTGAAAGCACTGGATGCACTTCGATAACATCACCTTTTTTATAAAGACCGTGGTCTTCAACAACTTCCATTTTTACAACTACCCTGTAGTCGCCTTTTTTCTTTTCTGCCATAACTCTAAAATTAAAAAATTAATTACTCTATGCTGTTTTAATACCAGCAACAACATTTGCGACAGTGTCGTAAATGAATGCGCGCTGATCAAGATTTTTTACAAACACATAGAACCGGCCTTCTCCAAGCATTGTGAACAAGTTCTTGATGAACTGATCGTTAATCCATCCAATGCGGATTGAATAAGCGATATAGTTTACAATGTTCAACTTCTTAAAATCACCCATCAGAATATAACCAGCAGGAATCTTGTTGGTTGGAATGATTTTAATACCGTCAATGGTTTTGTCATTGTACAGTGTGAAAGAAGGGAAGATATACTGTTCGTTTTTGTCCTTAGACAAACGAAGAGCTGCAAAGTCGCCAGGGTTGATGAATGCCACATTTGGATAATACTCAACATCGTCGGTATAAGCCTTTTTGGAATAAATCTCATTGGCAACTGCGATAACAGCATCGTAGGTATTTGGATTAAGAACCTTAGCGCCGGTCCAAGATGCAGGATTGAAAGCGGCAGCCAAAGCCGTAACTCCAAGCGGATTGTCACCGATACCATCACCGAACAGAATACCATTCTGACGTTTCAGTAAATACTTCCGGAATAACAAGTTCCGAGCATTTGACTCCATACGTGGAATGTCTGTGATTGATTCCTCAGTTAAGATTTCATAACCAGCAACTTTAACTGGAGACTCAGTGCGAATAACTATATCCAGGTCCAACTGAGGTTTCTCATCGCCTTCACCCAAGAATGTCATGTCGCCTTCTCCTGGAATGAAATCCACGTATGTATAAACAGGTTTGCTTGTGGATGACACATTTGCATAGTCATCAATAAATGGCATCTGCAGGCGAATGTCCATAATTTCATCAGCATTCAACATGTCGAGAAGGGCATTGCCACCAGTGTCTGTGGTAACATTACTAGTAGTTAAATTTCCTACTGCTTTGGTAACATCAATCTGACCATGCCTATTTTCGAAGGCAGCTTTAATTTCTTCTGCTAACCCTTCACGCTTAAATGCAACATGCAACATACTTTTTAAACCCTGCTTTTCGATCGGCACCTGCTGCTTCTGTAATTCAAGACCATGCGTCTCAAGCGTTTTATTAATATCCGCTATCCCAAGGTCTTTAAGCTTTTTATCCATCTCCTCGGCAGACAATCCTTTTAGTGTTTCCGAAAATGCAGCGAATGCTTTATTTAGCTCTGTGGCTAAACTTTCGGTGTTGTCAATATCTACCGATTTAATAACTGGGACAACAAGTGGCATTGCCATCGTCATAGCGCCAACCATTGGGTCAGCAAAAAAGAACATACAAGTAACCGCGAATACCCATGCGATACTCATTAAAATGAATTTTGTTTTCATTTGTTAAAATTTTAAAAGTTTTGAAAATCCAGATAACTGTACCAGTGTACTCGCAAGTAGCGGGTCTTTTTCAAGAGTGCTTTGTTTGAGTGAGACTGTTTCTGATAACTCAACTATCATCTGTTGCAATTGCATCAGTTCGTAGTCGAAGAGGTCCCTATTTATTACGTCCCTTTTAATTGCCTTTTCAGCAAGTTGGGCTATCTTTAAATTTATAATATTAGCAGTTCCATTTACTGATTTAGCCCCAAGATAAGGAGTCAATTTGTTTGCACCAAAAGTTACAGTGGAATATTCCCATAATTTAATTTCGTTGATTTTCCAACCATAACCCACGGCATCTGCATCTTCTGGGTTAAGCAACTCATTCATCCACTTATCCCAACCAGCGGCCCCTTTTTCCAAGTAAGTTAAATCGAGATAATTAAAGCCAATTGAGTGTTGATTATACATTCCCGCTTGATATTTCCTTAGAGTGTCTTCACCATCAGTAGTGTCTGGCAAAAACGACTCAGCATATAACACATAATTACCATCAACCTTTTCAACAGATTCTAAGAGTGATTTTCCAACAACATCACTCATCTTGTGTTGAAGCAAGTGTGCTATTTTGTCTGGAGCTGCAGATTTAGCGCCATTATTAACAATAGAGCGATTTGCGCATGTTTTCGTGAGTGCATCGAAGTCATGGTCGAAATAATTAAACGTGTTTGCCACGAGTTTAATTATTCTACCAGTAGTATCGAGCTCTGGAACAACGGCTTGTGCCATACCTTTTACGGAGAATGGCATTTCGCGTTTCTTTTGGGTCAAAAACTCGTAGTCGATTTTCATTATTTGTAAGTTTCGATTTTGATACAATGTCCAGCCAGTACATCATCTGCTAAAATAGCAGTATTTGCAACCGCGTATGTCTTTATAGTCATAACGTCGTCACTAGTGCGTTCGATTGTGATTTTATTACCGGTAATATCATTAATAATCTTATTTACCGGCAGAGTTTTACCAGCCAAAAACGCGCCAATCTTAGTTAGTGTGTAAGTTCCAGCTGCAGAACGTGCAGGTACAACAGTCCCAATAGTATTCTCTAAAATTGCTACCGTAGGAGTTGCCGTACCAACCTGGGTTATAAGAGGTATAAAAACACTCTTAACAAGTGGCACAACTGGCGCAACATAGAAGAAATCAGTTGTTGCAGCGATTAAAGCTGCCTGGCTGGCGTATTTTGTGCCATCTTCTTTCTTTACAACATCGGTTGCAAGCGTTGATGGAATCACTACCGTGCCACCTACAGCTTTTACTCTTACATGGGTTCCATCTGGAAGCTCCAACACGTATTGCTGGATTCTTTTAACTGCATCGATAGCACCACAAACCCAAGCACCGTTTTTCCGTTTGTAAATAAATGTGCTCATTTTATTCCTAATTTAGCTAATTCTTGTTTATATAATGAAATATCCACTGCCCCATCGGCAAAAGCTTTGGAGAGTGCGTTAACTGATAGGAATAACGTTTGTGCACGTTCTTTTTTCTCAGTTTCAAAGATTGGCAGGTGGTTAAAGCTTGCAATAAGTGTATAACCCCTGGATGATGTGTCAAACTTAGTATTTATACCTGCAACGCGAATATTAGCGTCCGGAATAATAGTATCGCGATAAAATTGAATTTGAGCTGATGCTTTGTTGTTAAAA